ATCATGAAAGAAAAAATCCTTATTACTGGTTTAAGTGGGTTCATAGGAGGATACTTATATAATCGTCTTAAAGACAGATATAATATTTTTGACCTTAATTGCGATTTATTAGACTTTGAAAATGTAAATCACAGAATCACTGATGTTAATCCAGATTTTATTATCCATTTAGCAGCGAGAACTGAAGTAGAAAAAAGCTTTTATGAACAATTAACCTTTAGCCAAATTAATTATGTAGGAACAGTTAATTTAATAGAGTCAGCTAAATCTTTAAAAAACTTAAAACTATTTGTTTTTAGCAGCACAATGGAAACTTATGGCTGGCAACCTGATAGTGATAGAGTGAAAAATAATATAGAAGGAATGTTACCAGTCTTTGACGAAAATACTCCTCAAAATCCTAATGCACCGTACGCAGTTGCTAAAGTTGGTTGTGAGTTATATTTAAAGTACGCAGCTCGATCTTTTAACTTGCCCTTTACAGCATTTAGACAGACTAATTCTTACGGTAGGGTAGATAATGATTTTTTTGTAATAGAACAAATTATTTCTCAAATGTTAAAAAATCCTAAAGAAATAAACCTAGGCTATAAAACTCCTTATAGAAATTTTTTATGGATCGACGATCTAATAAATTTATATGAAACAGTAATCAAAAATCCAGAAAAAGCCAAAGGAGAAATTTTTTGTACAGGTCCAAATAATGCTATTCAAATTGAATCTTTAGTAGATATTATAGCTAAAAAAATAGGATGGTCAGGAAAAGTAAATTGGAATACTAGACCAAAACGTGATGGCGAAATCTATGTTCTAAATTCATCTAACGAAAAAGCAACAAAGCTTTTAGGGTGGGAACCGAAAGTCAGCTTAGAAAACGGATTAGATGTTACAATACAGATCTGGAAAGAAAAATTAGGAATGTAAAATGTCAAAATTAAAAGTATCAGAATTATTTTACAGTATACAAGGAGAAGGTCGCTATATGGGAGTTCCTAGTGTATTCCTTCGTGTGTTCGGTTGTAATTTTACTTGCGACGGTTTTGGTATGCCTAGAGGAAAAAAGTCAAATGAACGAAATGTTATTGCCGCTAATATTGAACAGTTTAAACAGTATAGAGATTTACCTCTTGTTCATACCGGTTGTGATTCTTATGCTAGCTGGGATCCTAGGTTCAAAGACTTTTCACCGGTACTTACAACAGATAGTATTGCGGAAAGTATCTGCGAAATGCTCCCGTACAAAGAATGGCGTAGCGAACACCTAGTCATAACTGGCGGCGAACCCTTGTTAGGTTGGCAACGCAGTTATCCAGATTTATTGAGCCATGAAAAGATGAAGGGTTTGAAAGAAATTACATTCGAAACTAACGGTACCCAAAAACTTTCAGACGAATTCAAATCCTACCTCAAAGAATGGAGGTCCTTTAAAGAAGGTGAAATAACATTTAGTGTGAGCGCTAAACTTCCGTGTAGTGGTGAACAATGGGATGAAGCTATAATTCCTGAAGTAGTTTGCGAATATGAAACTTTAGGAACAGCATATCTTAAATTTGTTATTGCTAACGAAGAAGATTTTGCAGATACAGAATGTGCTATTGCGGCTTATCGTAAAGCAGGATTTGCAGGTAATGTTTATTTAATGCCCATAGGTGGTGTTGAATCAGTATACTCGTTAAATAACCGTAAAGTGGCAGAACTTGCAATGAAAAACGGTTTGAGGTATAGTGATAGGCTACAAGTTCCCTTATTTAAAAATGAATGGGGCACTTAATGAAAAATATTTTAAAAAGAATTTTTGGTATCACTGAAATGGAACGGGCATTAGAAGAAACCCGTAAACAAATTGAAAAAGTAGAAGAAACCAAAAAACAAGCAGAAGCGGCAGCAGAAGCGGCATTAAAAGAAGCAGAAGAAGCCAAACTAACACCAAAGGAACGTGCCAGTGCTAAAAAAGAACCTTGGGTTAGTGTTTTAGACACCAAAGTAAATAAAGATAATGTCCGAAATGGCTTCTTTGAGCTTGACTGGAACGAGTATTTTATTATACAATTACGACAAGCAGGTTATGGATATGAAAGTGATCCCGAAGAAGAAATTGTAGATCGCTGGTTCAGAGACATTGTCCGTAATATGCTTACTGACGAAGGGTTAGATCCTACAAGAGGATCTGGTTATATTAACGTAGTTCCAATTTCAAAAGGTAAGTCTGAAGTATCATGAATTATATCCTTGTAGATACTGCTAATACATTTTTCCGTAGCCGTCATGTGGTTAGAGGAGATGCCGATATTAAAGTCGGTATGGCTCTCCATATTATGTTCAACAGTATCAAAAAGGCGTGGGCAGACTTTAAAGGAGACCACGTAGTATTCTGTTTAGAGGGCCGTAGTTGGCGTAAAGATGTTTATAAGCCATACAAACGAAACAGGCAAGAAACTCGCGATGCTATGACGCCAAAAGAGCAAGAAGAAGATAAGCTGTTTTGGGAAACCTTTGATAAATTTAAAGAATTTATTAGCGACAAAACTAATTGTACTGTTCTTCATAATCCTATTTTAGAAGCAGATGACCTTATTGCAGGATTTATACAAACTCACCCTGCTGATCATCATATCATTATCAGCACCGATAGCGACTTTCATCAGTTGATTTCTCCAAATGTTGTACAATACAACGGAGTAATGGAAACAACTACTACACACGAAGGAATCTTTGATAAAAAGAATAAACCTGTTATTGATAAAAAAACTAAGGAACAAATTCCAGCTCCAAACCCTGAATGGATATTGTTTGAAAAATGTATGCGTGGAGATAGTGGCGATAACGTTTTCAGTGCATATCCTGGTGTAAGGACAAAAGGTACTAAAAACAAAGTTGGTTTATTAGAAGCATTTGAAGATAGAAATAAGCAAGGTTATAATTGGAACAATCTTATGCTGCAACGTTGGGTAGACCACGAAGGACAAGAACATCGTGTCAGGGATGATTATGAGCGTAATAAAATGCTTATCGATCTTAAAGCACAACCAGAAAGAATTAGAGCTGAGATGGCCGATACAATTAATAAAGCAACAGCCGAAGCTAAAAACATAAGTCAAGTTGGAATACGATTATTAAAATTTTGCAATCTATATGATATGAAGAAAATTTCTGACAGTATACAATTATATGCGGAACCATTTCAGGCTAAATATCCGAAATGATCAATATTTTACACTTACCTAGAAATCACAGACTGAATGGAGACAGAAATGAATATTAAAGCTAAACCTATCGTTGATGGAAAATTCTGGTTTGTAGAAGACAATGGTGTTAAGGTTGGCCTATTACATAAACTTGAAAAAAACAAATATGTAATTAGTAGTAAACAAGGCGAAACGCAACTTAAAAAAGATGAACTTGTTAAAACTTTTGGTAATGATTTTTTTCAGATTAGTAACAATGTAAAAATCCAAACAGAAGACATCAAAGAAATGTATAGCTATCCTACAAGTTGCCATCCTTATAATCCAATATATGATGTAAAAAGAAAGCTTCCACTTTTTACAAAAAGTCCTGCAAGTAAAAGTCTTTATTGTGCAGGGTTTTATACCATTAAATTTAACAAAGGATGGGTTCGAAGCTTTTGCCCTAAACTTATTACAATTGAACGTTATGAAAATAGAGGCCCATTTAAAAATGAATTGGAACTAAAACAGGCGATGGCTAATGTCAAATCCGATTAATACAATACCAATACAACAGTTTATACAACAAGTAAAAACCGCTGAACTAAGCAATCAGCGAGAAATTAAATTAGACATAAAAACGGCAAAAATTTTAGCATTATCTATAGCAGAAGTAAGTTCTCGCTTAGTTCAAGACTACGAACAAATATTAGCAAATGTAAACACTAATATTCAAAATGAGCCGATTACCGTTCAGATGGATGGAGGAAATTTTAATGAAAGATAACTATGGGAAATATTAATAGCTATCCTAGTATTTGGGCTAATCCTAAATACATAGAAAAACAACAATCATTATTTAAAATAATTGATGAATCACTAGGTTTTAAACCTAAAAAAATATTAGACATAGGCTGTGGATTAGCTTATATAAGTGAACTATTCTTTAAAAAATATAATAGTGAATTATGGTTACTAGAAGGCGATAAGAAAAATAATAATCCTAATATTAAACGTAGTAATAAATGGGGCAAAACAGATAACTTTTTATTTTACAATGACAAAGAATTTTTAGAGCAAAACTGGACTAATAGAGGAATGCAATATAGATTTGTAAACGCATCTAATTTAGATATACCTGAAGATATTAAATTTGATTTAGTTTATAGTTGGCTGAGTTGTGGCTATCATTATCCATTAAGCAGCTATAGTGAATTAATTAAAAAACATATCAATGCCGACAGCGTAATAATTATGGACTTACGGAAAAAAACTTTAACTCCAGAACGGCAAGAAACAAATTTTGAAATTATGAGAGAGTTTCCAAAAAATGGTAAAGCCCATAAGGTACAGTTAAAACTTTTGTAATACAAGATAAATATATGCGTACTTAAAAGGACGCATATGTCAAGACCAAAGCCTAAAATACTTTTAGAGCACGTTAATAAAAAGAACTATAAAAGTGAACAAGTGTTAGAAGCCGAGGCTATTTGGGCTGTATTTTTTAAAGGAGCTCCATTTAATCTTAAAAGCTCTAGCAGTATAACAAGCTACCCTGGGCCTAAATATAAAAAAGTTAGTTTTAGTAACCCAGGTCACGCACATAATCTAGCTAAAAAGTTAAACCAAATGTTTAACTCTACAGAATTTGAAGTAGTTAAGCTTACTAAAGGTGAAATTATTAAATGATCTCGAAAGAGACCTATACCAAAATATTTCTACAACAAAAAGATCGATCTATTGACAGTGCCAATGTAAAACACCATCTTTACAAATGGTGGCAAAGTCATCGTTCAAAAGAGGTAGGAGGACTTAGGCTTAACTATGAAGGATTTAAGTTTCTCACAGAAGAATTGGAACTGCAAAGTTATGAAATACCATTTACTGAACCAATCGACCTTAGTCCCCAAACTATCATATTCTTTGACCGGCATATGGACAGTCCATACTACCTTACTAACCAAATGATAGTGGTATTTTCGGAAAAGAAAAGCTTTGAGTTGATGTTGTTTTCTGACGACATTCGAAAATTTGGATTAGTAAAGGCAATGAACGCACAAAACAAATCTAACCAAAATGATGAAGATGAGTAAAAAACTCATTGACGCAGACATCTAAATAACATATAATACTCACATAGCAACAAATTATTAACGTTCATCTTAACAACAGGAGTATATATGAGCGAGATTTCAAGTCGTACAGTAGGCCCCAAAGCAGCCAAGAACAGCCTACGTCGTGCATTCAAAGCCAAGCGTCCCTTGTTCCTGTGGGGCCCTCCAGGTATTGGCAAGTCAGATATAGTTAAACAAATGGGCGAGGAGCTAGATGCTCACGTAATTGATATCCGCCTTTCATTGTGGGAGCCCACTGACATTAAAGGTATTCCTTATTTTGATTCTAATGAGAGCAAAATGGTTTGGGCACCACCTATTGAATTACCTGATGCAGAAATGGCGGCTAAACACAAGACTATCATCCTCTTTATGGATGAGATGAACTCTGCGGCTCCTGCTGTACAGGCAGCGGCTTACCAGCTAGTTTTGAATCGCCGTGTT